GACTATTGATATTAATAATCCAAATAGTGGCTATAGTTGGGGTACAACCAATGCCGTAGCAGAAGCCATTGATGATACCTTATATTTAGTAGCTGGAACTAACATTACCCTTCAGTCTGACCCCACTGGAACTGGCTCACCAGCCATTAAAATTTCTGCTTCTGGTGGTGGTAATACTTATATAGGTGCTACTGGAATTGATATAGATGGTTCATATAACGTTTCTCTTAATTTATCAGAACTCGGTGAGAAAGAGTCTAGTTTTGCAGCCGATGATTTCTTTGGAATGGTTACTGATGGTGGAACTACTTATAAAATTAAACCCGCATATATTAATGTTGCGCTATTCAATGATAATAATTATTATGCACTTTATAATCATGGTTCTCATGGTGGAAGTGTTACATCTATTGCAACATCAGGAGCTATTTCTGGGGGTACAATTACCACTACAGGAACTATTACCCATAGAACCACTAATGGATATGTACACGTTCCTGCTGGTGGAGTCGCAGGAAATATTCTACAATGGGCTGGACTGGGAACCGCATATTGGGCCTCTGCTGCTACTCATGGTACTCATGGTGGTGCTGATGGAGTTCTAGATAGTGCAGCTTTTAGTACAAGTAATGGTGTCTTAACACTTGGACGTTCAGTAGGTTCTGATATTACAGTTGATTTAGATGGAAGATATGCATATTCTAGTCATGGTAGTCATGGTGGACAGGCTAATCAAAATGCTTGGTCTGTTTTTTCAGTAGGTTCTTCTGGTGGAAGTTCTGGTGGAAGTACAAGTCTTGCTGATAGTACTGGTGATACATATACTTTCATAGCTGGCAGTGGCATAACTCTTACTGGTGGAGGTACCGGAGATTCTTTAACGATTACGGCTACTGGTGGTGGAAGTGGAACTGTTACAGCCGTTTATGTGGGAAATGGAATGGACTTTAGCTCTTTTACCACCTCTGGCACCATTGCAATGGGAACTCCATTGGATTCTTCTCCTAGTACTAGCAGTACTGTCACATCTACTAGTCATTCACATAGAATAACTGGAACAGGTGGTGGTGGTGGAAGTGACCCAAGTAGGTTAAGTGATGGTAGTGCGGGGGCACCTTCTTATAGTTTTAGTTCAGACACGAATACAGGAATGTCAAGAGAAGGTACTGATGTAGGGTTTTTAGCAGCAAACGGGCAAAAATGTTTACATTTTGTCGGAAGCTCTGGTTCAGGTAGAGTTGGAATAGCAGGAACCAATAATCCAAACGTACCATTACATGTAAATGGACGAGGTAGGTCAACAGCATCAACATGGTTAACGGGTTCTGATGAGAGAGTTAAGGAAAATATAATAGATATTGAATCTTCTTTAGAAACTATTTTGCAATTAAAACCCCGAAGGTTTAATTTTATAGATTCATATTTTCCAATGCATCAAGAATCGGAAGTTGGGTTTATTGCTCAAGAAGTGAAAGAAGTTATTCCTACAGCCGTTCAACTAGTGAAAGAATATTATGGCTGGGAGCAAAATGAAGAAGGAGTATGGCAAGTAGATGAGGATAATCAAACTATTATAGATGATTTTGAAGTCTTAGATACTTCATGTTTACTTCCTATGTTAGTTAAATCAGTACAAGAATTAAAAAGTCAAAATGATTCTTTGTTGGCAAGAATAGAAGTACTAGAAGGTAATGAGTAAGAGAGATGACATTCTTCAGACACGTAACTTACACCCATTTCTAACTCTTCAAGAAATTGGAACGCAGTTTGATGTAAGTAGACAGTATATCCACAAGGTATTGAAGAAAGCGGGTTTACATACTAGTGCCCCCAAACCGCTAAAATCTACGAGATATTGTGTACAATGTGGTAAGAGAACTGCACCCAAGACTAAAACCTGTTCAGATAGGTGTCGATTTCATTTACGTTATATGAGGGTTACTTGTTCCTTTTGTCTATGTGAATTCTATAGAAGGAACGTCCTATTGAAAAAGAGTTATTATCTCAATTATAAGAATATTTATTGTAGTCAAGAGTGCTATCAAAGGGGAAGATTGGATAAATATGGTAGATAGTGAGTGTTCTAATGAAGAAGTGGTTGGTGATTTCCTCGCTTTTAACCGTACCCCATGTCTTAGAAGATGTGGGGCTATTTTTCCTTGGGCGTTATACTGACATTTCCGCTTGGATTATGGTAGTATGTATATTAGGGTTAGGGTTCGGGGCAGGAGCTTTAATGAGACTTAGAAGAGTAAGGAGGTTTTTAGGACAGTGAATATTGATAATGATTTAATTACTCAGTGGGAACCGAAAGTTCAGCGCATGGTCTTAAATACTTATGTGGCGGGATGGGATAGAGAAGACTTAGCTCAAGAATTACGAATCGCTATCGTTAAAGCTGCACAAGGGTTTCAAGAAGATAGAGGAGTGCTATTCCATACATATTTGCATACCTCTATGGTTAATACTATTAGGACTTTGATTAATAAGGCCCAACATACATTACAACCAGATAGTCTGGACATAGTATATGAAGGTGCTGAAGAAGAGAATCTAATCCCAACTAAGATTTTACAAGCTTTATTGCAGGAGGATGAAGGATTAATAGATGTAGAAATGCAAGAACTTCTGAAGTACTATGCTTTAACTGACCAAGAACAGTTGTTTATTACACTTCGTTTAGAAGGGTTAACTATGGAAGAAATTAGTGAAGACTTGGGAGAATCATCATACAAAATTCGTACTAGCGTTAGAGCCAAATTAAGAGGTTTGTTGAATGAAGAGGAAACGGAAACCCACAGGGTTATTTAGGAAAAAGCCCTTGACAACTAGCTCAGATGAGTTTAGAGTGATAAGCGTGAACAAGGCCACAAATGAAATATTGGTACGTGGGCAATTTACTTCGCTTAGAGAAGCACAAACAAATGCAGATGCTTTGAAGACTAGTGATGTAGATGCTTATGTACAAGGCCAACAGAATAGAGTGCTTTACCGAGCATAGTTTAATTGAGGAGAGAAGATGGATAATTATGATTTTATAGAGTCTGGCATTATTTTCGCCCTAACTGATAGGGAAGCGTTTAGAAAATTTAGATATACATCAAAAGATTTTTCAACTCACGCAGATGCGTTTAGATTTATAACAACATATTTTGATGACTATGGGCATAGCCCATCTACAGAAACGCTTATTGCTAACTACCCCACGTTAAATGATTCCGCAGCATCATTGGATTTGAATTATGCCTTGAAGGTATTTCAAGACCAAGTATTGTTTAGAAGGATTGTTAACACTTTTCAATCGAATAAAGGAACGTTACAAGATAATCCTAAACAAGCGTTAGCCCAAATTAATACTGAGCTAAATGATATTTCAGTAATTTATGATGATGATGTTATTTCATATAATTTAAATTCAGAAATGAGAATGTCTGATTGGCAGCTGCGAAAAGAAAAACGTAAGATGGGAGATGGTATTATGGGAGTCCCAACTCCATTTACGTCCTTAAATCGAATGGGCGTGGGGTGGATGCCAGGAGAATTAATAGCTTTGTTTGCTAGACCCACTGTGGGTAAGTCTTGGATGTGTGTGCAAATGGCAGTTACGGCTGTTATGAGTGGGTTTAAAACATTGCTTGTATCTACTGAAATGCCTGTAGCTCAAATGAATTTGAGAACTGATGTGGTATTAGGGAATGCGATGGGGTATGCATTATCTCATTCAGCATTACGGAATGGTGACCCAATTGATGAAAAGGAATATAGTAATTTCTTAGAGGCTGTAAAACCCATACCCCTTCTTGTATGTGACCATATAGAAGGGGAGTCAAGTATTTCCTTGGAAAGCATACAAAATTTAATTAGAAAGTATACTCCAGATTTAGTAGTAATAGATGGTATTTATTTGGTTACTAATTCAGGGAAGAGCCATAAGGCTATGTGGGAACAAACACACATGTTATTTTATGGCTTGAAGAATTTATGCTTATCTACTAATACACCAATATTTGTTTCAACTCAAGCTACTAAAGATGCATCAGATGTATTTATTCCACCAAGGGCTGACCAAGTAGCCTATGGGGATGCAATGCTTCGTGCAGCAGATGTAGCTTTATCTATGTGTATGGTGGAGGGGGAAGAGAAATCTAGGATAGCATACTTCCATAAGTATAGAGATGGGGTGCTTCCAGTATCATCTATGGAATTACATTGGGATGTGGATAAGGGAAGTATATATGAAGTGGAGGATATTTTTTAATGGCAAGTTGGGCACAGTTATTTCTAGATACTGATTTTTCTATTCCAATTGCACAAGACCAATTTTCAATTTTGTGTCCATTTCATGATGATAATGTGCAGTCATGTGCAATTAATTTAGCCAAAGGTGTGTGGATTTGCTTTGCGGGATGTGGACAAGGGAGTTTATATGGGTTCTTCATGAAATACTTAGGTATTGGTTATGAAGAAGTACGACAAAGAATCAAACAAGATATACTTCAATTTGATATAAACATGTTTGATGATATATTAGAAATACAGGATGACATGCAGGAAGTAAGTTTTCCTTTTAATACTGGGTATGTTCCTCCTTGGATATTTGATAGAGGGTTTTCTAAAGAGATTCTCCTTAAATGGGGGGGAGCAATAGATAATTTTGGAAGTTTGGTGTTGCCTGTTCGTACAATAGATGGTACCCTAGTAGGGTGGTTAAGCCGTAGGCAAAATGTAACACCCAAGTATCTTTATTCTAAAGGGTTGAAAAAATCTAAAGTGTTATTTGGACAAGATTTAATTAATGAACCTACAGATTTTGTCTGTATTACAGAAGGGTCATTAGATACTATGTGGCTTGACCAAAATGGGTTTTCTAGTGTGGCTTTGTTGGGGGCACATATGTCACGAACTCAACAAGACCTTGCAATGAAATTGCCCACAAAAGAGTTGGTATTATGCCTTGACAATGATGATGCGGGGCGTGTAGGATTAGAGAAGGCAATGAATGACTTAATACCAAAATTCATGGTGAGTTATGTTCAATTACCAAAGGAGTTTAAAGATGTCCAAGAAATAAGAAATAGAGATGTATTACATAATATAATTCAAGAAAGAACATTTTTTTAAATAATATAAAGAAGAAAGGAGAAAGATAAATATGAGTGGAATAAGTAGAATTCAAGTCAAGCGAGAAAATAGGTATCAAGGTGGACAGGATGATAATCGTATGCCAGGACGGGAACTATTTTTTAAAGATGGTGACCAAGCGTTTATGTCTCCTTTAGCTACTGGAGATGAATGATGACCCTAATCTAGATGAATTGTATCTCTATACCTATAGAGATGGTAATAGGTGGATGAATATTCTAGATGACCCTGATGTGGATAAAAGTGCTGTACCAGCTGATGCAAGGGCTACTCATAAGTTTGCATTTTGGGCTTATGTCTATGAAGTGATTCATGCAGAATCTAGGAATGATGAATGGGAACCCGTAAATGGCCCAGGTGGAAAGAAGATGTTTAAGGAAACTGTGAATGATTTTAGGGTGGTATCTCTAACTTTCGGACGTAGTGACTATATCTGGAATCAACTAGTAGACATTTATAAC